TATTCACTAGCAAATTTACTTAACCGTGTCTTTACTTCAGGCTGGCCTTCAGGTGCGTTTGTATCTATGACACACGAACTACACCCAAAAGTTAAAGAAGGAATGGGTATCTAATCATGGGATTGGATATGTATCTCTATGCCCGTAAGGGCATCTCATCTATTGAGTGGGAACCAGAAACACACAATAAGAAAATGAACGCTGACTTCACAATCTTAACCTCCCTTGTGGGGGCAACAGATTGGGTATACAACCCAGAAAACTTAGCCTTTGCATCAGTGTCTATCCAAGTTGGATACTGGCGCAAGGAGAATGCTATCCACAACTGGTTCATTCAAGAACTAGCAAATGGAGAAGACAACTGTCAGCCAATCTATGTGCCTCGCAGTTCTTTGGTTGACCTAAAGATTATATGCGAACAAGTATTGGCAGACCACAGTAAAGCAGATACACTACTGCCAACAGGCTCTGGATTCTTCTTCGGCAGCACAGAGTATGACGAATGGTATTTTTACGGTATTGAAAACACCGTGAAAATGGTAAGTAAACTCATTGAAGATGTACCCGAAGGATGGGCCTTTGAGTATCAGGCTTCATGGTAAAGAAAGGGACATATGACTACAGCAGATGTAGTAGAAAAGAAAAACCGTTCAGCCTGGATTAAAGCAGGCATAGCGGTAGAAGCAACCAGTGCAGCACAGGTAGCCGAACAAGCAGGACTTAACTGGACTGTTGGATTATCTGAGATGCACACCTCTGACTTCTTGCATGTACCAAAGAAGCAAGCAGTCGTAAAAACACATGATGGAAAAGAGTCAGTCATTGGTGTAGTGGGTAACAAATACAAAGTCTTTCAGAACTCTGAAGTTTTTGGCTCACTAGATGGATTGATTGATTCAGGCGAGGCTCGCTATGCAGCAGCAGGTGAGTATGATGATGGAGCAAAGGTATGGATGCTCATGTCATTACCAAAAGAAATGGAAATCCAGGGCGACCCACATGCTGCCTTCTTACTAGCCAAGACTAGTCATGACGGTTCATCATCGGTAGTAGTACGCCCTATCATTGAACGATTATTTTGTGCTAATCAAATCAATCGTATTTTTAGAGCCAAGAATAAAGCACATACATATACACTGCGTCATACACAAAACGCAGTACTATCAGTATCTGATATGCGAAACATTCTTGACCTAACCTACACCAGCATTGATGAGTATAGCAATCTTGCTAACTATCTAATGCAGCGTGAAGCAGACATCAACAAAGCAACTGCGTACTTCAAAAAGGTATGGGCATTGCCAACCAAAATAGAGAACGCACCGTTACACCTACTATCCAAGGGTGAAAAGAACGCCAAGTCTCGTGCTCTCAATGCACGACAAAAGGCGTTTGCTATCTACTCAGATAGCCCAACGCAAGAGAACATTCGCGGAACAGAGTTTGGTTTATGGCAAGCAGTTGTAGAATATGCTGACCATTACTCTCAGAAAGATGCTAGTATTGCTACCCTTGCAGGGCGTAATGATGGCATCAAACTACGAGCACTAGAACTAGTCGGAATCTAAGGAGAATGATGTACTTAAACCCAATAACAGTAGACGCAGTAACTTACAACTTCACAGAAGATTCACTCAAAGAACTAATCAAGAGTGAGTCTACAACTAAGTTGAGACTAGAATCAGTCTCACTTGAAGCACAAGAAGGCTATAGAAAGATTGCAACTTTGCGTGGCAAAGTGTATGATTTCTTTTCGGAAGCATTTGATGATGGTTCAGATGAGGTAACAGTTACACGTGACGATGTGAACGAATTACTAGAGTCAATCGGTTCAGATGTACTTACTACAACTTGGTCAGCAACTGTAGAGATTACAGTTACTGTTACTGGTATCAAGGCTACCTCCCCTGAGGAAGTTGAAGATATTATTACGGACAACATCGAAGTCAGCGGCTACGACTTAGAGTTGCACGACCCAGATGTACGAGTACAAGACATCGAGCGAGAATAACCAACATCAGCAGCGCTATCTAACACATAGGAGTTTATTCATTTCTACTATGTGTTAGACTTGGGGATGGGTGGTCCCGCCATCTGCGAACACGGGACACTAAACAAGGAGACAAATGCCAACAGAAATAGCAAGAGATAGATACGGTAGACCAATGGTTGTGCCACCCAAAGGTGGTAAAGCAATTGCTTATACTCGCGCTACTACAATCGCTAATAGTCTTGATGATGCGTCAGCATTGACGGCATGGAAAATGAGAATGGCAGCAATAGGTTTAACAAGCAGACCAGACTTGTTACTAGCAATAGGTGTAGCAGCAGAAGATAACAAGTTAGTTAATGCATACATTGAAGAAGCCATGGATGCAGCAGGTGCAAGTAAAGCAGCAACAATAGGCACAGCCATACACGCACTAACAGAAAAGTTAGATTTAGGATTAGAGTTAGGTCCAGTACCAGAACAATGGATGCCAGACATCAAAGCCTACGAACAAGCAACCAGTATATTAACTAACTTATTCATTGAACAGTTCACAGTTCTTGATAAGTTTAAAATTGCTGGCACACCAGATAGAGTTGTTGAGTACAAGGGTGAGCGATTTATTGCTGACCTCAAAACAGGTCGCATTGACCATCCAAATAATATATCAATGCAGTTAGCAATCTATGCCAACGGCATGCCGTATATGGTGGACACGGCAAGCCGTGGCACATGGGGCGACATCAACAAAGAGAAAGCAATTATAATTCATGCCCCAGCAGGGACAGGAACATGCAAACTAGTATGGGTTGACATCAAAGAAGGATGGAAAGGTGTACAGTTTGCAATGAAAGTAAGACAGTGGCGTGACCAAAAGGGTTTAGCCACTCCATTTGAGCAAGGAGAAGATAGTGCCTAGCACAGAAGCACCAATCAGTATCACAGTAAAAACAACAGCAGGTAGTTTAGTAACAGTCCGTGCAGAAAGCGGAGACGAACTAGACAACATCATTGCACTATCAGTGCATGCAATTGCATCAGCAGCACAAGAACTAGAGTCCGCAGTACGCGGTACTCCAGCCCCATCAGCACAGTCAGTAGCAGCAGCGTTCAATGGCAACATCATTGAAACAGGAGCACCAGTTCCTACCCAAGAATATGCACCAACGCCAATCATTGGTGGGCGCAATTGTCCACACGGTAAGATGACTGCAATTCAAGGCATGGGTAAAGATGGTAAGCCATACAAAGGTTACTTCTGCCCAGCACCAAAAGGTGCATTTGATAAGTGTAAGAATCAATATGTCACAGTTCAGTCACCTGATTGGAACACATTTGTTCCAGAACAGATTAAGTGAAAACCCTTAAACGCTCTATAAATAAAGCAGAGGTGGGTGGCGAACCATTGCCACCTGCCTTTGCTGCATTTGAAAGGGCTGGTATTATTCTGCGTCGAGCAGAAGTAACTGTAATCGCTGGCACTCCAGGTGCAGGTAAGTCATCAGTTGCATTGTCTATTGCTGCAAAAACAAAACATCCGACACTTTACTTTTCAGCAGATACCAATGCACACACAATGGCTATGCGTTTGATTGCCATGACTGGCAAGATGACACAGACAGCAGCAGAAAGTTTGCTAAAGAATAACCCAAACAAGTCACATGAAATACTGCAACTCAACAATCATTTGTTCTGGTCATTTGAATCTAGCCCTACACTCAAGGACTTAGATGATGAAGTCTCAGCATTTGAAACTGTATGGGGTAAGAGTCCTACCTTGATTGTGGTAGACAACCTAATGGATGTAGCAATGGATGGATATGATGAGTTCGGCGCAATGCGAGCCGTTATGAAAGAACTTAAGTACCTAGCCAGAGATACCAACGCAGCAGTGTTGGTACTACACCATACTAAAGAAGGCTTTGATGGCTATCCTTGTCAGCCGCGTAGCGCAGTGCAGGGTATGGTCAATCAGATACCAGCAATGGTACTTACAATCGGACAGATGAAACAGGGAGACGAAACATATCTATGTGTAGCCCCAGTTAAAAACAGATACGGACGGGCTGACCAGACAGGCAGTAACTATGTTACTCTGTCATTTAATCCTGAGTCTATGT